TTTTGATGTATCAAAGAGTACAATAAATACTATTAAGGATGTAATCGCTTCAGGTGAAGATGTTTCAGGAGTTGTATTTACCAGAGATTACTACACATCAAGTTACTCTAATGGAGATTTAGAGAGGAAATAATTTATGTCAAATATTGACAAAAGAATACAAGTCAATACTATTATTGAGAATCAATTACCTGATTTTGTGGTATCTGATTTTCCTAATGCTACTGAGTTTTTAAAACAATATTATATTTCTCAAGAGTTTCAAGGTGGTCCTACTGATTTAATTACTAATTTTGATCAATATTTAAAATCAGATAACTTAGTTCCCGAAGTTGTTGTGGGTGTCACAACTACATCTGCTGGAATATCAACTACGGATACTACTATAACTGTACCTAGCACAAAAGGTTTTCCATCTGAGTATGGACTACTTAAGATAGATGATGAAATTATTTCTTATACTGGTATTACATCTACAACCTTCACTGGATGTATTCGTGGATTTAGTGGTATAACAGGTTATAATGTTGGTGTATCTTCTTCCTTACTTGAAATAAATCGTGAAAGTCTAAAATTTGATCAAACAACAGCAACATCTCATACATCTGGTTCAACTTTAACTAATTTATCTGTATTATTCATTCAGGAGTTTTTCAAAAAATTAAAGAAAACCTTTTTACCAGGTTTAGAGAATAATGATTTTGCAGAAAATTTAGATGCTGGTAATTTCTTCAAGTTTGCTCGTTCATTTTATCAATCAAAAGGAATTGAAGAATCTATAAAAATTTTATTTAAAGTATTATATGGTGTAGAAGCAAGGGTACTTGATTTAGAAGGAAATTTAATAAAACCATCGGATGCAGAATTTATACGTCGTGAAGTTGTAGTAGCTGATGTCATTGGAACTGGTGAACCTCAAAACTTAACAGGTCAAACAATATTTAAATCAACTGATACATCTACAAATGCATCAGTATCAGAAGTTGAAATACTTAAAAGAGAGGGTAGAGATTATTATAAAATTGCATTATTTGTTGGATTTAGTGACCGTGATTTAATTGAAGGTGTATTTACAGTACCAGGTAATACAAAAGTTCTTAGCACAGTATCCGCTGGTTCTTCAATTATTGATGTAGATTCAACTGTAGGGTTTGGCACTACTGGAACTGTAATTAGTGGTGCAAATTCTACTATAAATTATACTTCAAAATCTATAAATCAATTTTTTGGATGTAGTGGAGTAGGAGTTGATATAAATTCTGCAGATAATATTAGAGCAAATGAAACAATTTTTGGATATGAAAATGGAGATTTATCAAAAAGAGTTGATTTAAGAATTACTGGTGTATTATCTGAGTTAATTCCAATAACTGATATAACTTTAATTAATGAAGGTGAAAATTTCTTTGTAAAAAATATTGGTGAAAAAATTGAAAATGACAGTAAAAATTATAAACAAATATTTGCTAATTCTTGGATTTATAATACAAGTTCAAGATTTCAAGTTGATATACCAATTGGTGGTTCAACTTTTACATTAAAAACTTCAATTGATAAATCATCTCTTAAAGTTGGTGATAGATTTGATATACTAAAGAGAAATGAACAAGTTATTGCTGGAAGTGGTACTGTCGCAAGTATTAATACAGGATTAAATCAGATAACAGTATCAAACATTGCTGGATTTACTCAAGACGCAAATCAATTATATGATATTCGTAGAAAAGTTGAAAAAGCATCAAGTTCTGGTGTAATTATTGCTCAAGGTAATGATAGTATTATCGCAGATACCTTAAGTGTTTACACTGATGGTAATACTGATGGATATGTTGCATCAAACTCTTTACCAAGTTATGATATAACAACCAATATAATAGAAGAAACTCTTACAGGTGGAACTGCTGTTGGTCTAGACGGATTTAATACATTAAATGATCGATATAGTTTTATTAATTTTAATATTGGTAGAAATATAAAATTTATTCAAGGTGATGCTGTTACTTATCTACCAGAGGGAGCAGGACTGATTGGATTAGATACAGGTAGGACATATTTTGTAGATCCTGTTATACCTGAACCAGGTCAAGATATTACAAAGATTAGAATATTTAATTCTACTGCACAAATCGGGTCTGCAAGCACTGTCCAAGTTGGTCCTACTACATCTACGACTGATATTCATAGATTTGTATTACAGAGACATTCAAGTAGGGAATTAGAAGCAGATAAGATATTAAGAAAGATTCCTCTGTCTCAAAACTTGTTTGTTAGTTCAAATCAAGATATACCTACAAACGACATTGGTATATTAATAAATGGTGTTCAGATTCGTTCACCTATTTCAGATAATCAAATATATTATGGTCCTTTAGAATCTATTGACTTGTTAAATGGTGGAAGTGGATATGATGTATTGAATCCTCCAATTGTTGGTATTGAAACAAGCACGGGAGTTGGTGCTGCTGTTGAACCAATTATACAAGGTTCAGTCAAAGAAGTATTTGTAGATCCTCAAGATTTTGATATTGATCAGATAACAAGTATTTCATTAACAGGTGGTAATGGAAGTGGGTGTCTATTACAACCAATATTGGGCACTCGAAACAGAGAATTAGAATTTGATAGTAGAGATATTTTCTTTAACGGTGGTGTTGATATTGTAAATGAAACTATAACATTTAAAAATGCTCATAATTTAGATGATGGTCAAATTGTTTATTATGGTTCAAACGGTCATTCTCCAATCGGTATCGGAACTGCGTTTGATCTTGAAAATAAAATTAGCGGAACATTATCTGATGGTGCTCCATATTTTGTAAGGTCAATTAATCCTACCACAGTCAGAATATTTAATACTAGAGTGGATGCCTTATTTGGTACTACAGGTATAAACACTGTCGGATTATCAACAGATACAGCAGCAAGTGGTATTCATAAGTTTAAAACAGAAAATAAAAATACTTTAGTTGCAGTCAAAGTTTTAGAGGAAGGTTCTGGTTATACTCATCGTAAATTAAGAGTAAAACCTGTGGGTGTATCAACATCTTTAAATGTTATTACTTTTAAAAATCACGGATTTAATAGTGGCGAAGTTGTAGAATATTCTGCAGAAACTACACCAATACAAGGATTAAGCACAACATCATCATATTATATTAAAAAATTAACTGACGATACATTTCAATTAGCGGACGCTGGTATAGCTGGAACTTCTACTGTAGATTTTAATAGAGGTAAATATGTCAACTTTGTATCTTCAGGCGAAGGATTTCAGATATTTAATTATCCCCAAATAAAAGTTAATGTTGATGTTTCTTTTGGTTCTACAATTACAGGTGATATTACAATCACTCCTGTTGTAACAGGTGAATTAATTGGTGGATATCTATATGAACAGGGAACAAACTATGGTTCAACGACTCTTGATAAAGAGGTAGTGCCTAAAGTTACTATTGAAAATGGTAAATTTGCTGAATTTAAACCAATAATTGTAAACGGTAGAATAACTGATGTTGCAGTTGTAAATAGAGGAAGAGAATATAATTCAAGTCCTGAAATTAGAGTTATATCAACAGGTTCTGGTGCAGGTGCTGTTGTCCGTCCTGTAATTGAAAATGGACAAGTTATCGACGCTATTGTAGCAAATACTGGTATCGGATACAGTAGTGTTTCAACAGAAGTTAGAGCTTTCCCTAGAGGTAATAGTGGTGTATATGCTGCTAGAGTTAGAAGTTTAACATTAAATAATACTCATAGATTTGGTGATTCATTCTTATCTACAAAAGAAAATACTTTAAGATTTAGTATATTAGGTTATTCTCAAGATATAGCAAATAATTTTGAGAATACATTCACTGTTACTGGAAGTGGAGAATTTAATCAAATAATAGGTCACTCTCCAATTGTAGGGTGGGCATATGATGGGAATCCAATATATGGACCATTTGGTTACTCAGACCCAGATAATATAAACTCTGATTTAAAAATTATTACACCATCTTATGTAACTGATATTAATAGGGTTACAAATCGTCCAGCAGGGTACTCAGCAGGATTTTTTGTTGAGGATCACGTTTATAATGGTACAGGTGATTTAGATATTCATAATGGAAGATTTGGAAAAACACCAGAATTTCCAAATGGAGTTTACGCATACTTCTCTACTGTTGGTTTGGGAACTGGTACAAACAAATTAGAAGGACAATATCCATATTTTATTGGTAATACCTATCGTTCACCATTTATTGCAGAGAATCAAATATTAAATCAAGAGTTTGATTTTAATAATTCTGGACTAAGAAGAAATACATTCCCATATAATGTTGATGAACAATTTTCTGGAAATGATTTCGTAACTGAATCTTATGAAAAAATAAGACAAATTTCTAAAATTGAATCAGTGACTAAAGGTGGAGTTGATGGATTTACTATTTTAAATGGTGGTACAGATTATAAAATTGGAGATATAACAGATTTTAATGATGAAGGTACAAACGGTTCAGGATTCCGTGCACAAGTTGATGAAATTGTCGGTATTGGAATTTCTCGTATTGATACAACTATTAATTCATTTGAAAATGCTGTTTTTACTTGGAATAACTTCAACGAAGTAACAGCTCAGTTTTTACCATTTATTGAGTTAAATGATCAATCATTTGTATCCATATCTGGTTTAAGTAGCTCTGTTGTAGGTTTAACAAATTCATTTAAAGTTGGTGTTAGAACAGATTCAGTTGGACTTGCAAAAACCATGACAATTGGTGCTGCAAACGGTTTAATTCAAGATATTTTTGTAAACCAATTACCAACTAATGTTGCGATAGGTGGCACTATAAAAATTGGTTCTGGAAACGTAGCATCAGACACTGATGTAGAATTTTTACAAGTGTTAAATGTATTTGGAGAACAAAAAGTAATAAGAGTATTAAGGCATTTAGGTATTGCTCACACTGCTGGTTCTAATGTTGACGCTCTTAATAATACAATTAGTATACCAGTCAAAACCACAAAGTTTGAATCAGAACCTAATGATGTAATATACTTTAACGGTCCTCAATCAGTAGGAGTTGGAACTACAAATGGTGGTGCTATAGATGTAGATACCTTTATTGGTGATTTAAAAGAAGTAGAATCAATACCAACAAGAACAATTCGTATTCCAAATCATCCATTTAAGACAGGTCAAAAAGTTGCTTTACATAAGAGAGTTGGTGCAAATCGATTCGATGTAGGAAGAACACCTCTTGTCACAGAATTTAAAATACCTCATGTTGGACAAAATTCACTTGATGTTTATATTATTAATAAAGGTCCAGACAATATTGGTATTTTAACTACTAGAGTTGGAATTGGAAGCACAAGTGAAGGTTTATATTTTTATAGTAATGGTTCACAATCAGGAATTTCTTCAGGATTATATAATTTTCAAACAGATAAAAAACAAATAACTGGTGATATTGATAAAATTACAACTACCGTTTCAACAAATGTATCTGCAGCAAACACAACAACTCATAATTTAGTTGAAGGTGATACTATCAAAATGAATGTGGTTCCTAGTTTAAATGTTGGTAATGGAACTACAATCCCTGTGTCTGTTAATTATAACTCTGAATTTGAAAAATTAATTATTGATCCAATATTATTCACTGCTTCTGATGTTGAAACAAATCAAATTGATATAATTGATCATGGATTTAAAACTGGAGATAAAGTATTTTATGATGGTGCTGCAACTGGATTAAGTACAGGAACATATTTTGTTAATAAAGTTAGCAGTAGAAGGTTCCAACTTTCAGAAACAATTCTAGATATTAATTCAAATCCAGTAAGAACTGTAAATATTACAGCGAATACTGGAGGAAATCAATCAGTTGGATTAATAAATCCAAGAATTGATGTAGTTAGAAACTCTAAATTAAATTTTGGATTAACAAGTAGTACATTATTAAACTTTGACTTTAAATTATTCTACGATAGAAATCTTACAAATGAATATTTAAGTTCACAGGATTCTAGCACATTCAATGTTGGAACTGGTGGTACAATTGGTATTGGAACAAATAATACCGATCCAATTGGTGCAGGTCTAACAGTTCAATATTCAGCATCTACACCAGGTACATTATATTATGGTTTAACAAAAGGTGGTTTCATAAGCACTGCAGATACTGAAGTATCTAATTATTCTGAAATTAGATTCATTGATAGTAAGTATAATGGAGAATATAAAATATTTAATGTCACTGACGATACTTTCCAATTCTCACCTAAAATTCCTGAATTTTTAAGTTACACAAG